TTTGTTCATGATGGCGGTGAAACTTCTAAATGGAGATTAAGAAAGCACGCTGAAGATAATTTTTGGAAATATATATCTACATGGTCAATGGCTATTGATAACCCTAGTAGTTTAGGTTTTTGTAGTGAAGGTTATAATTTACCTGAAATTGAATACATAGAGCATATTATTAAAGTAGATAATGAAACGAAAACTTTATTCGGTGATGTTGCTGTTAGTGCTACCGATTTACACAAAGACTTAAATAGAAGTTTTGATTTGCGAATACAAAAAACATTAGAACTATTAGATTCAAATGATAGCCAGTGGATAGTTTGGGGTTTAAAAAATAGTGAAACAGATACATTAAATAAGTTAGTATTAGACGGCATCAATGTGCAAGGTTCGGATAGTCCTGAGTACAAAGCAAAATATTTGAATGGATTTGCTAATAAAGATTTTAGGGTATTAATTACAAAAACATCAATAGCTTCATTTGGTATGAATTATCAAAATTGCAATCATATGGTTTTTATGTCTTATGATTTTAAGTTTGAGGCTTTCTATCAAGCCGTAAGACGTTGTTATAGATTCGGACAGACTAAGAAAGTTTATGTACATATATTGATCCCTGAAAGTCAAATAAATGTGAGACAAACAATATTAGATAAACAAAAGCAACATTTTGAACGAATAGGACAAATGGCTAAATATTCAGCCGATAACGATTATAAAAAAGCAAAAAGCAATGTTACTATTTTGAATAAAGAAGTTAAAACAGAAAAATACCATTTAATAAATGGGGATTGCGTAACAGAAACAAGTAAATTATCAAATGATTGCGCTGATATAGTTGTCTTTTCGCCTCCATTTGCTGAGTTGTATGTTTATTCAGACAAAGAACAAGATATGGGTAATGTGAGCGATTATAAGCAATTTGAGGAACATTTTAAATTTTTAATACCTCAATTAAAACGTGTTTTGAAAAGCGGTAGAATGTGCGCTATTCATTGCATGGATTTACCGATTCAAAAAGGTAAAGAAGGATATATAGGTTTAAGAGATTTCAGCGGGATGCTTATTAATTGGTTTCAAGACGAAGGATTTATTTATCATTCTCGTGTAACAATATGGAAAAACCCTGTAACAGAAATGCAAAGAACTAAGGCACTTGGATTGCTTCATAAAACAATTAAAAAAGATAGCATTATGTCTAGGGTTGGTATTCCAGATTATGTTTTATTTTTTAGAAACGATGGAGAAAATGAAACACCAATAACTCATCAAGATACAGACCCTAGTAAATTAGATTATTTGCCAGTTGATTTATGGCAAAAATATGCTTCTCCTGTTTGGGATGACATAAACTATTCAAGAACTTTGCAATATCGAAGTGGTAGAGATGGTAATGATGAAAAGCATATTTGTCCTTTGCAATTAGATACAATTGAAAGAATATTACATTTATATTCCAATGAAGGAGAAACGGTTTTTAGTCCATTTGGTGGTATTGGTTCAGAAGGTTGCACCGCTATAAAAATGAATAGAAAGTCTATATCTATTGAATTGAAAGAAAGCTATTTTAAACTTAATGAAAATAATCATAAATCATTTGTTGAAGAAAAAAATAGTGTACTAACATTATTTTAATCCGTAAATATTTCTTAAATTCGCATAAGTTTAGAGCGGTCCAAAACATAGGCTCTCATGATTATAATATTATTGCCCTTTTATTGAAAGCTATCTTGGACCATAGCGAGTAAATGAAAGGGTTTTTTCTTTAAATTTGTATATGAAAATTAATCTATTCAAAGCAGGTAACCAATCCGCAAAACCAATATCAGAAATCGAATTTGAAAACTATCTTTCTAATGTAAAAAATGGACTTTGGCAAGATGAGGTCCTTGCTTATAGAACAGGTAAATTGCTAAAAGAAAAGCTACCATGTATCACAACAAGCGGAACATTTACAGAAAGACAGCAAGATAAGCTAATTGCACATAGTGGATTCATTTGCATAGACCTAGACGCAAAAGACCAAATAGTAAAATTTGATATTGAAGCAATAAAAAATGATGAATTTGTTTACGCAGTTCACAGATCCGTAAGCGGTTTTGGATATGCAGTATTTTTTAAAATCAATCCCGAAAAACATACTGAATCATATTTTGGATTAGAGAAATATTTTTTAGATAAATATAAATTGATAGTTGACCCACTACCAAAAAATATAGCCTCACTTCGTTTTGTTTCTTACGACCCTGAGCTATTTGAAAATACAAAAGCGAAAATATTTAAGCAATATGTAAAAAAGGAAAAAAAAGAACAAAAACAAATTGAACACTACCCAACAACAAAAAATGATTTTGATGATGTAGTTAGGGAAGTTACTAATAGAGGTTTGAATTTATGCGATGATTATGGAACTTGGGTAAACTTTGCATTTGCTTTGTCTAATGAATTTGGATTAAATGGGAAATCATACTTTCATGCTTTCTCATGTACTTCTTCAAAATATGATTATGAAAGTACAGAAAAGCTTTATGATATAGCAACAAAAAGAACTAAAACAGGAATTACAATCGCTACAATTTACTATCATTGTAAGCAAGCTGGAATAAACATAGTATCAGAAAAAACAAAGCAAATTGCTACAATCACAAAACTATCAGCAACAAAAGAAGAAGCAAAAATAAAACTTGCTGAGCTAGGTATAGACGATAACGGTTTAGTTGATAAAATAAAAGATACTGACAAAGAAAGAACCATACTGGATGAGGTGGTTGATATGATTAAAATATCTAATATCCGATTCAATGAGATAACAAGAAACTACGAATTTAATGGCGAGCAAATGACAGACAGGGTATTAGCTAAATTTTATTCTAAGTGCTGGAAATTAATAGATGAGGACCTAAGTAAAGATAAAATATTTACATTAATAGAGAATCCCGAAAACACAATTTCTTACAATCCAATAAAACAATTCTTCACTAAAAACGAACATTTAAAGCCTAAAGGTAATTTTAAAACACTATGCGAATGCTTTGAAATTAGCCATAAAATTATAATCGATTGTAAAAGCTATTCAGTTACGGATTATTTAGATGTGTTTTTAAAAAAATGGTTGCTATCCATAATTGGATCAGCTCATGGTACCTATTCACTTATGATTTTAGTTTTGAATGGCAAACAAGGAATTTCTAAAACAGAGTTCTTTAGAAACCTATTACCAGTTGAACTTAGAGAATATTACGCTGAATCAAATTTGGATGAAGGAAAAGATAGTGAAATTTTAATGACTAAAAAGCTATTAATAATTGATGACGAATTTGGCGGTAAAAGCAAAAAAGATGCAACTAAACTTAAAAGACTATCCTCACAACAAACATTTACAATTAGAAGACCTTATGGGAAAGTTAGTGAGGACCTTAATAGATTAGCCGTATTAGGTGGAACTTCTAACGAAAGTGAGGTTATAAATGACCCAACAGGGAATAGAAGAATATTACCCGTTAATGTATTAAACTTTGATTTGGTAAAATATAAACAGATTGATAAAACAGAATTATTCATGGAGTTGTATCACGAATGGCAAGCAGATAGGACTGGATGGTTTTTAACCACAGAAGAAATTGCACAATTAAACGATGCAACAATATCAAATCAAGAGGTAATGAGTGAAGAAGAGATTATTATGGACTTATTAGTAGTCGATAAATCAAATGAAATGACCAACACGCAAATAAAACTAAGACTTGAAATGAAATATCCATCATTTAGAACATCCTCAAAGAGAATGGGAGTGGCAATGAAGAAATGTGGTTTTGAATCTATTATAAAATATTCTGAGGGTAAAACGCAACGAGTTTATAATGTAAAATTCAAAGATGATAACATTACAGATATGTTCTAAAAAGTTAACGTGTAATGATGTGTAAGGGTTGATTATCAATGAGTTATGTATTATAAAAATAATCTGTAAGGAATCTGTAAGACTTGGTATCATTGAGTTATAGCGAAATATATAGGTATAATGCATATTATTTTAATAAACTAATAGAAAAATAAAAAATAAAATTTCAAAAAAAATATTTTTTCGTGGAAGGTTTGAAAAATGCAATTTTATCTGTAATGTGTAAGAAAAAGCACATAAACTCAATAAAGACGCATCTTACAGATTATTACACATCAATAAAAAAACTAGAAAAATGCTTAGAAACTACCAAATAGAGATAAAAAATAAAGTTCAAAATACTGAATTTCGTAAAAATGTTTTACAAATGCCAACAGGAAGCGGTAAAACTTATACTTTCATTGAAATAGCAAAAGACCACTTCGCAGAAACAACGCAAAGAATCTTAATTTTAGTTCACAGAACCGAATTATTAGAGCAAGCTAGAAAATCTTTAGGCGAAAGATGCTTTTTAATCAGTTCTGGAGTAAAAAATATACCACATGATTATGATTACTATATTGGGATGGTAGAAACTACCAATAAACGGATAGAAAAGCTACCAAAATTCGGTTTAATTATAATAGATGAATGCCACATAGGGAACTTTAAAAAACTGCCTTATTTCGACCAAAATTCACATGAGAAAATTTTAGGAGTTACAGCAACACCAATTTCTGAGCAGCCGTTAAAATACCAGTATGATAATTTGATACTAGGTCCAAGCGTTCAAAACTTAATAGATAACCATTACCTTCTAAATTGTGATGTTTATGGATTTGCTTCTGATTTAGTATCTAAAGAGAAATGGAAAATTAAAAAAGGTGAATTTGACGAAAAACAAATGGAAGATTTTTATTCATCTGAAAAAATGGTTAAAAATGTAGTAAATGCCTATTGGGAGAAATCAGCAGGTAAAAAAACATTAATATTTAATGTTAATCTAAAACATAATGAATGCGTAAGAAATGCCTTTGCACTTGAAGGATTAGAGGTAAGGACCATATCAAGTGAAACCGATAAAACAGAAAGAAAAGAAACTATAAATTGGTTTAAGCATAATAAACACGCAATACTTTGCAATGTTGGCGTACTCACAACAGGTTTTGATGAACCAAGCGTAGAAACTATTATTTTAAATAGAGCTACGAAAAGCCTAGCATTATACTTACAAATGATTGGCAGAGGATCAAGAATAAGTGATGGAAAAGAAAAGTTTTTAATTTTAGACTTAGGTAAAAATACTTTAAGACATGGACCATATACTGAATATTTTGATTGGCAAGCGTACTTTGAGCATGGGGCAAAATTAAATGATGGTAAAAAATCAAGTGGTATTGCACCAGTCAAAGAATGTCCTGAATGTCATTTTTTACAGCATACAAGAAAATTAGTGTGTCAATCTTGCGGACATGATTTTGAGGATGAAGCGGAAAAACAAAAGCAAGAAGAGAAAGAACAAAAACTTGTTTTACTTTTAAGTTCAAATCCTATAACATTGCCAACAGATAGAATATATGATTTAGCGAAAGAAAGGAATTGGAAAGAATGGGCGGTCCTTCATAAAATTGCTGAGCATCTTACAAATTACTATAATAAGCACAATGGTATTGAAGGATTAAAGGAAAAAGTATCATCAGAAATGTTAAAAGAAACCGCTAATTGGTGCAAAGTTTATGATAAGAAGTTTAACAAATGGATTCAAGACGTTTCATTAGATATATTAACAAAAAAAATAATACCAACAAATGAATAGAGAAGAAGACAAATTGCAAGCCGAAATAGTACAATGGTACTCGCTACATTATGGTAAAATACATGATAAATGCTTATTTCATTGTAATAACAAAGCAAAAAATGCTATTGAAGGGAATCGAATGAAAGCAATGGGGGTAAAAACGGGAGTATCTGATTTAATATTAATTGTGCCAAAAAAAATATATTTTATTGAATTAAAAACATCGAAAGGCAAACAAGGCAAAGAACAAAAAGAATTTGAAAGACAATTAAATTTATTGGAATGTAATTATGTAGTCATTAGGACCTTAGAAGAGTTTAAAAAACTTTGCGTAAAAGAGTATCAATATGCAAACTATTTACTACATTTGCATTGAGCAAAGTTTTTTCATACAAAACGTGTTTATTTATTAGATTAAAAAGGCAAAGAAAGCTAACTAAGGTTGGCTTTTTTTGTGTCTAGTCGTTAACAAAATATTTTAAAAATAAATTCATTAAATAAATTAATTATCAAAAGTTAGACTATATTTGCCCTATCAATAACAATTAACACAAACAACATGACAACTGCAACAATCACAAAAACAATAGCTAAAGTAAATGATCAACCTTCTGAATACTCTACAGGCTTTAAAAGATTAACATCTTTGCCATTACGAGTTAGAAATAATATTATTTTAGCTTGCGTGGTAAATGGAGAAAATAACACAAACTCAATGAAAGACTTTTTAAACAACTTGACCGAGCAAGAATTCATTAATTGGTTAAAATTAGCATAAACACAAACAAACTTTAATAACTAAAAAAATAACAAACACAATGACAACAGCAACTTTAAATATCGCAAAAACCTTAACGGTAGTAACTAATAACTTTGCTTATAATGCTAATCTTTCAAATTTAATTGAAGAAGCGAATAAGTTTAATCTTGTTAATTTAAACGGAGTAACTAAAACAGAAAAACTAAATAAGTATTTAGATATAATGCTATCTAATGGCTATGTCATTATAACTGAAAACTGGAATAGAGTAAACACAATTGCTGACGGCGTTAGCGATTTTTCAATTACACTTTCAAAATAAAAACTTTTCATTCAAAATTATCAAGAGGCTTAACCGCCTCTTTTTTTTGTTTCATGAATTATTCCTACATTTGCCTCATGAATGAGAAAGATACTCCAGGTGGGTGGGGTGGATGCTAAAAAATTGATTAATCAAGTAAAATCTAAAATATGGCAAAGGGTGGAGCCAGAATAGGCGCAGGACGCAAATCAATAAGCGAAGAGATGAACTCTCGAGAGCTTGCAATGTCAGCCCTTGTAAAGAAATACGGAAGCAAGGAAGAGGCTCTAATTGCATTATTGAATAGCGATAATCCTATATTAATAAAATTTGTATATGAACATGGTTTCGGTAAACCACTTGACAAAATAGAGCACAGCGGCAATCTTAATATTACTGATGTAGTATTTGAATAAATGAAAGCAGTTGTAAAAAACCATCCTAAATATGAAAGGCTATTTAAGCCAAGAGATGGCATAAGAACCACCTTGTTAATCGGAGGTAGGGCGGGCATGAAGACCTACCAAGCAAGTCTAGCTATCAATTATCATGTAGTTGTAAATGGATATAGGGTACAAGTATTAAGAGATGAGGCAACGAAGATTAAAAATTCTATCATGGATGAAATCTTCACAAGATTTGACAAAGCCAATAAAGATGGGGTTCTAAGTAAGGAATTCAGCAAAACAGAGAACTCAATAAAAAATATTAAAACTTCAAAAGATGTAGTTTTTACACAAGGATTTAGAGCCAGCTCAAACGAAAAGACTTCACACATGAAAGGCGTATCTAACGTAAATATTGGAGTAGTTGAAGAGATGGCAGACATTAGAGATGAAGACCGCTTTAATGTTTGGAAGTCGGGTGTAAGAGGCAACCCAGCATGGATATGGATGATTTTGAACACGCCAACAATGCACCACTGGGTTATAAAGCGTTATTTTAATTTAGAGCCAATTACCCAAGCCGACTACCCACAATTTAATCAAAATGAGATTGACGGATATTTTAAACTAAGCCCAAAAAACATTGAAGGAGTAGAATACATTATAGCTTCGTTCCGTGATAATCCATATCTATCAAAGGAATTAATATCTGAATATGAGGCTTATGGAGATAGAGATAGCCCATATTTTAACCCTCACTATTTTCTAACTGAAATAGAGGGCTTATGTTCTTCTGGCATCAAAGGACAAATATTCACAGGTTGGAATAGAATAAGCATAGAGGAATATAACAGAATCGAGTATAACAAGTATTACTACATCGATTGGGGAGGAACGGATCCATGCGCAATAGGTGAAGTTAAGGCGCATAATAACCAATTAATCATTAAGCCGCTACATTACGAGCCTAAGCGATTCAATGACGTGATGATATGGCTATGTCAGCAAGGATTCACTTCAAAAGAAACTATAATAGTAGATAGTGCAATCGGTGAGTATATGATTAGCAAGATGCGGAACGGATTCAATGAGTCAGACTTTGATAGCTATACTTTAGAAAAGTACCCACAGCTAAGGCGCGGATTTACCGCTATGGGAGTTGTGAAGAAAGGTTTGAACGGCAAAGGTTTCATTGAAACACGCATCGAAATAATGAAAGGTTACAACGTATCAGTTGTTGAAGGTACGGAGGGCGACCACCTTTGGAATGAATACACGCAATACGTCTGGATGTTGGATAAGGACGGCAAGCCAACAGGTCAGCCAATAGACAAGAATAATCACCATATAGACGGCAGCAGCTATGTTGCATATGCGTTAAAAACTTAAAATTGTTTATTCGTTTATAATTAATTTATTTAGCTATCTTTGCAAGTAAATAAATTATATGAGTACAGAAATCAAACGAAAAGCCAATAACCCGAACGGACAACCGAAGAAATATCTTGATGGTGCAATAATCAAAGGTATGACAATACAAGTTCCGCAATATGCTGATTCAATAGCTAAGGTACAGGCGGTGGCATTGAAGGAGCGCAAGAAGTATTATTTGCCAAAGAAAGCTAAGAAATGATGCAGCCAAATAAAGTTAGGATAGGTAATATCTTCAAAGAAGAATATACCGAGAAGTTAATTAAGGTAATTGAAATTCGGCAAAAAAGCATAACATTTAATGAGAAATTTAGAGGGAAATGGAAAGCAAATCCTATTGAATTGACTGATGATATTTTATTAAAATGCGGTTTTGTTGACAATAAAATTAACTTAGGTTTAAACGAGTTGAGTGTTAATCAATACGGACTAGCAACTTTTGGCGGTGTTGGATTTATGTGTACCTATTTACACCAGCTACAAAATTTATATTATCAACTTACATATGATGAATTAAAAATAGAAATTTAAACTAAGCATCACCATGACACTAAACGCAATCGATATAGTATTATCATTAATACTTGCTTTTTTTTGGTTTTATATTGCCTACAAAAATTACAGGCTAAAAAAAAAATTTTGCCAATTGTAAAATAATGTTTATACATTTGCCTTAATTGTTAACTACAACCTTTCGCAAAGTACCGATGTAATATTGGCACGAGTTAGGTTGGCAAATCAAATAGGTTGGGCATTATCGCGAAAGTTAAACAGATGGCAACGGCAGTTAAGTCTATCGCTGTTTCATCACCTATAATAGTCAATCAACCTAATAACAATACATTTTATAAGATATTCGGGAATGGTTACGATTACTTAGAATTTGATACCATTGAGAATATCAATAAAGCCGTAAGGTATTGCCCACCAGTACTATATTTGCCGATAAAAACAGCTAAAGCAATATGTAAGGGCAAAGTATCACTAGTCAACACAATAACAGGACAAACGATTGATAAAGATGTACACAAGTATCTTGATATTCTCAAACGTCCTAACTATTCACAAGCACAGCACCAATTTATTACTCAAATCATAGTATCTACTATGTTAAGGGGGTACACGGTTTGCATACGTCCTATTTCGGTCGGATTTGATAAAGCGGATTCAAATAATATATGGGCGTTACCATTTACACACGTTGAGATAACCTGGAAGATTAACCATTTAAGAAACGCCATTTATTCTAGTGATATAATGGAGCAGATACAGGAGATAAGATTTGATGGCAAAGCAATACCAAAGGATCAATGCTACATTATACCTGACTTAACGTACTATTCAAACTCATTAATTATACCTGAATCAAGATTGAAAGCGTTAACGGCTACTATTAACAATTTGACCGTTAATTTAAAGGCTAGGGGTAAGATGATGAATAGTCCAATGGGTATATTATCGATGGATGAGGAAGGCAACTTAGGAGCGGGAGCGATGAAGAAAGAGGAGCGCGCGCGATTAGAACAAGAGTTTGAGAAAGATTACGGATTTGACGAGAATCAACGTAAGATAATGGTGGCGTCAACGTCTGTTAATTGGCAGCAAATGGGGTATGCCATAGCACAAATGCAGTTTGTAGAGTTGGAAAAGTCAGACATGAATATGTTTTCGGAGGTATTTGATTACAAAGCCGAACTAACGGCACAATATGGCAATTCAAATGTAAGTGAGCGTAATTCAGCAGAAACAAGTTGGTATAGTGATACGATTATCCCATACGCTGAACATATCTATCAGAATTTAACAGAATGGCTTATTGGTAGCGGAAGCACAAGGTACAATATAGACTTTAGCCATGTGCCAGCATTACAGAAGAATAAGAAGGAAGCAGCGGAGGTTTTCTCGAAATATAGCGTGTCGGGTTCGCTTGCTTTGCAGAATGGATTGATAACATATGGGCAATGTGTTGAGCTATTGGGTGAAGTACCGAATCCGAAATGGGCAAATTTATACTTCTATCAATTACCGATAGAGATACAAGAGAATTTCAGAAGCAATAACACGCAACAAAACCAACAAGACACGAAACAATAATGCCATTCGGAATACAACATACTATCCTATACCCACAAGATAAGAAACACAATTATTCGTTTCCTAGTGCGGATGGTATGTTAGCTAGTGAAACTTTTGTAGCCGACGAGATTGATAGAACGCTAACGAAAGCCAAAATAGAGGATTTACTTGAATATAATACCAGGTTTGTTCAATTGCCAGCGTTGTTTAGAAGCACCGATAGTACCTTAAAAGACGTAACTAATTTTAATTTTGCAGTAACAAACGGCAAGAAGTATGAGATAATGTTAATTGCGGCTTATCAATCGAGTGTTACTACGATGGGTTGCAAGTTGGGTGTAAGGCTATCAAGTGGAACGGGAACTATAATGGGTTCAATGTCGGGCGGTATTAATCAGACTTCGGTAACAACGGAGGCGAAAGCACCTATTTATGCTATCAATGCAACGGCAACTACAGCGGGTGCAAGTTTCATAACAACAGCGGTTGGTTTAACGGCAACGAATCACTATTTAGAAGCGTTGATGTTATTTACCTGCACAGCGGATGGGGTTTTTACATTCACGTTTGGGAATGAAACAACGGGAACGGCAAATGTTGATTTATTGGCAAATTCTTACATTAAAATAATTGAATTCTAACATGGCAAAGGAATTAACGAAAACAGAATTAGAGGAAATCAAGGCAAAGAAATTGGAAGCGGTGAAGAAAGGTAAACTGATTAAAAAGTAATAATATGCCACGAGAAGAAATAATAGTAAACATGAGCAGCGCACCTAGTAAAGCAGTTATAACCGAGATAGGGCTTATCATCGGAGTTATACTAATTTCTTTTGTGCTAGGTATTTTATTCGAGAAATGTTTACAATCTAATCAAGATAAAAAAGAGCGCAAGATTGACAACATACCAACTAATGTTGCATTCCCTGAAGATATTATTACAAAAAACCAAGAAGGATAATGATAACTAAATTTGAAAATATAGAACTATTAGACGCTTTCATAAGCAAAGAACTTAAGCATGATAAGGCTAAGTTATACGCAATGAAAAAAGCATCATTTAAGGAAGCCGATTCATTTAGTTTTGATTTATCTAAGTTAGATTCTAAGGACGAAAGCATAAAAGCCATAGCAACAACACCAATAATTGACGCTACTAAGATTCGCGTTAAGTCTATAATCAACACAACAAACTTACTTGATTCTCATGGCGATGTACATATAAAAAACATTTGGAAGAAATCTATCCAAGAAACCAAGTCAATGTATCTGCTTAATTCACACCAACAAAAATTTGAGTATGTTATTACCGATAATGTAACACCATTTGCTCAAACTATGTCCTGGAAGTCTTTAGGATTTGATTTTGAAGGTAATACACAAGCCTTAGTATTTGATTCTATTATCGAGAAATCAAAGTATAATGAGTTGATGTTCGATATGTATGCAAGCGGCAAAGTTAAGAATCATAGTGTAGGGATGCAATATGTGAAAATACTTTATTGCGTTAATTCTGATGACAGCTATTGGCAAGAAGAAAAGGCTAATTGGGATAAGTATATTAATGAAGTAGCTAACAAAGACGAGGCAGAAAGTGCGGGCAACTTTTGGGCGGTCCTAGAAGCCAAGATAATAGAGGGGAGTGCAGTATTAAGAGGTTCAAATTATGCGACACCTACGCAATCAGTAACAGAAATAAAAACCGAAGCCGATATAATCACTTCGACAATAATAGAGCCGTCGCAAGACACTCAAATAACAAACAACGCACAGAGTAAAGTGCAAAAATTATTATCAATTAACAATCAAAAAAAGTAAAAAATGAAACTAGAAAATGGCGCATTAAAGGCTGATGGTTCAGCATATAGCGCAGAAGAAATCAAAGAACAAAACGATTTTATCGATTTAGTTGCAAAAATCAATCGCGAGCAAAACGCTAACATGATTAGCAAAGAAGAAGCTCAAAAAATGGTTGAAGATGCTATCGAAGCTATCGAGGCTACAAATGTAGAACTTAAAGCACAAGCCGACAAGTTGTATAAAGCACAAGTTAAGCAAGGCTTGGAGATGCAACAAAAAATGAATGTAGGCGCGGTTAAAACAATGCGTCAAAGTTTAACTGAAGCATTTGAAACGGTTAAAGACCAAATCGATGCAATTGTAAAAAGTGGTGGTAAGCAGTCAGCACCTTTAGTTGTTAAAGCAGCAATCACAATGCAAGCCGATAACACAATCGGAGCAGGTGCAACTCACTTCAATTTAACGCAAAGCACTGGCGTTATTAGCACTTTGCGTAAAAGAATTTTAACGTACTTAGCTAATATTTCACCGCTTAACTTAGACCCAACACGACCATACGCAAATTGGATTGAAGAAACAGACGATCAAGGAACACCAATATTTATAGGTGAGGGTGATACGAAAACACAAGTATCGGTTAAGTATGAGGAGAAAGAAAAGAAAGCTAAGAAAATAGCTGTACACGGCAAGGTAAGCACAGAAATGATGCGTTATTTACCTAATCTTATTGCTTACATCGAAAACAACATGATGAAACGTGTTGACATCGCAACAGAAGACCAATTGTTTAATGGTAATGACACAGGCGATAATTTAGCGGGCTTAATTCCATATGCAACCCCTTTTGATGGTGGCGTAGGTGTGAAAGCAGGCGCTGGCTTAGTTGGTTTAGTTGATAAGCCTACTTATGCTGATGTTATCCGTGCAGCGGTATTACAAGTTCAGAATAGCTACGGACAAGCGACAGGGTTCTACGTTGACAACGACATATTGGCGTTAATGGATACGGAGAAAGATGACTTTGGTGGATATGTATTACCTCCGTTTAAATCAGTTGACGGTACAACGGTTGCGGGCGTTAAGTTAATCCCTACAACAGCTCTAGCGGGTACTTCGTTTGAGTTTGTAGGTGGTGATTTGTCAGCTATCAACGTAGGGTTTACGGATGCCATGAATATCCAAATTGGACTTGATGGTAACGATTTCACTAAGAACCTTAAAACTATCATCGTTGAACAAGAATTAGTACAATTCGTTTCAGCAAATGATACTCAAGTTTTGGTTAAAGGAACTTTCGCGGCAGCTAAAACATTAATCGAAGCGGTAGCATTACCATAATTCAATCACATTTAAAAATTAATCAAGATGGCAAAGTCTAAAAAAAATAATGAAAGCAAGGAAGTTCAATACAAGCCAATAATTGACACAAAGCAAATAACAATAATCGGTAGCGTGAAAGGCACATTGCGAACAGGTAGAAAATATACACTACCTACTAAACTAGCTATGATTTTTATTAATAAGGGCTTTGCTACTTTGCATCAAGAAAAAACAAATTAA